TCAGCTGGGATGAGCCAGTCGTCTTTGATTGGCATCAGTAGACCTGCCAGATCGTGGCCAGCCTGTGCATAATCGTTGGCATCACCGAGTATCGGAGGCATCACCATGCGTGCACCGTACTTGGCACTGGCCTGTTCTGCGTAGCGTTGGCCGACACCGCTTTGGTCATGGTCTGCGACGATCACGATGTCTTGAGTTGCTCCATACATTTCCCTGAGTGTGCCAGTGACCGGCACCAGATTGCTGGCGCTGTAGGCCACCACGACTGGCCTGTCGGTGGTTTCATGGATGGTGGCTGCCGTTGCGAAGCCCTCGGCCACGAACAGTGTGCCAGGCTCATCTAGTGAGCCTACCATCCAGAATTTGCCGCCTGTCTGACCGCCTGGGTGGTAGAGTTTGCCGCCTTCGTGGTCGATGTACTGCAAGGTGGCCAGAGTTCCGTCTTCGTCATAGAGTGGCAGCACCAGTCGACCGTCTCCTGTTGCCCTTGCGCCATGCGTTTGAATACCCTTCTTGGCCAAGTATGGATGATCTGGAAGTGCTGCCTGTGCGCCTGTCCATATTTTCTCGACCGTGTCGCTGGCCACTTGGTGCTGGCGCTCGAGTGCTGCGTCTCGCAGGGCTTTGGCCTCGGCCAGTCGCTTGGCGTGTGACATTTCCTCGGTCTGCGTGAGTTTTCGTCCTACGTCTGCACGCCATGTCACTTCCATGCCTGCTCGCCAGCATCCAAACCGACCGGCTGGGATGCCATCACCAAACACCAGATACCAGCCTGGCTTGTCACCGTGGCCAGGTGCGCCTTTGGTGCCAGATTTGAATCGGTGAATCTTGCCATCCATGAGGATTTCCTCTGGTGGCTCAAGCCCTGCCGCACGCATTGCATCGATGAGCTGCGCCTCTGGTGGTGCGACGAGTTTTTCGGGTGGTGGTGCCCAAGGTCCACCAAGGACTTTTGAGAGGTCAGCCATGCGTCACCTTGCGGCTTTCCAAGTAGTTGGACAGCGCCAGCAGGACTTTGTGGGTTGGATTTGCGTTGGGGTTGTCGCGCACTTGACGGATGGTGTTGTAGTGCACGCCAGTGGCTTCTGCCACCTTGACTGGCATTCGATCGGAGAGCGCGTCTCGTATCTGCTCTAGGGTCATCATGTTTTTTTCCTTTGTTGAAAATATTTATTGCGATGTGTGGATATTACACTAAAAAATGGTTTATAGTTACGTCACACCTCGAACTGATTTCCAGACGGAGGTGCAAAAAATAGGAGAGCCAAATGGCTATCAATTTGAAATCGACCGGCAGCTTGTCTGCCAATGGAGTGAAGTTGTTGGTGTACGGCCAAGCCGGTGCTGGTAAGACCACGCTGGTCAAGACCCTGCCCAATGTGATCGTTCTTAGTGCCGAGGGTGGCCTGTTGTCCATTCAGGACGCTGACCTGCCTTACATCGAGATCGCCTCGATGGACGACTTGCGCGAGGCCTTCACATGGGCCAGAGACAGCAAGGAGGCCGCAGGCTTTCAGTCGGTGGCGCTTGACTCAATTAGCGAGGTGGCTGAGGTGGTGTTGTCCCATGAGATGAAGAAGTCCAAGGATGGCCGCGCAGCGTATGGCGAGATGAACAGCACCATGCAGGAGTTGATTCGCGCCTTCCGCGATCTTCCTGGCAAGCATGTCTACATGTCGGCCAAGCTGGAGAAGTCCACCGATGAGATGGGCAAGATGCTCTACAACCCAGGCATGCCAGGCAAGAGCCTGACACAAGGTCTGCCTTACTTCTTTGATGAAGTGTTGGCGCTGCGTGTTGAGCGTGATGCCGAAGGCGTGACCCAGCGTGCTTTGATGTGCGACTCTGATGGCCTTTGGTTGGCCAAGGATCGCTCTGGCAAGTTGGAGGCTTGGGAAGCGCCTGATCTGGGTGCAATCATTGCCAAGATCGGAGGCAAAGCATGAGCGCCAAGACTTTGCCCAATGACATGAATGAGCTGGCCAGCATGTGGTTGGCTGCTAAGAAGCAGGAAGAAGATGCGACAGCGGATCGACGCGATATTGAAGACCACATCAAGAAGCTGGCAACTATTGCCGAAAACCTTGAAGGCACAGAGACCGTTGAGCCTGGTCGATTCGAGATCAAGATCGTTGGCCGCATCGACCGTAAGGTCGACGGAGACAAGGTGCAAGAGCTTGCCGCTGAGTTTGGTCTGACCGATCACTTGGCCAAGCTGTTCCGCTGGAAGCCTGAGATCAACATGGCCATCTGGAAGGCAGCAGATGAGTCCATCACCAAACCGCTTGCCGGTGCAATCACGGCCAAGCCTGGCCGCCCATCTTTCAAAATTATCCCCAAGGAGTAAATCATGGCTTTTTTAAACGAAGAATTCAATGTCAACGAACTGCCCCAAGGCAATGGCAACTTTGAGCCTCTGCCTGCTGGCTGGTACACCGCCACCATCTCTCAGTCTGAGTTGAAGGCAACCAAGGCAGGAAACGGCCAGTACATCAAACTGCGCTACGACATCACTGGCCCGAGCCACCAAGGTCGTGTGGTGTTTGGCAACTTGAACATCAAGAATGCCAACCCCAAGGCCGAGGAGATTGGTCGCCAGCAGCTCGGAGACATCATGCGTGCCATTGGCTTGGCCAAAGTGACCGACACCGATCAGTTAATTGGTGGCCAGATCGCCATCAAGCTGGAGGTCAAAGAGGACGCGCAGTACGGTGCAAGCAATGAGGTCAAGGGCTTCAAGTCTGTGTCCGGCAGTGCAGCGCCAGCTGCGGCCATTCCTCAAGCCCAAAGCAATCCTGCATCTGCTAAGGCTGCGCCACCTTGGGCTAAGAAGTAAGAAAAGAAAAGCCCAGGCCGGCTAGGAACCCCCGACCCGAAGCCTGGGCATAAAGTAGCAACTACAAAGGAGAACCCCATGAAGATTCCCGAGTCAGAGCATAACATTCAGACGCTAATTGACAAGCACCATGAGGCCATTGCTGAGGTGCCGCGCCCACACCTTGGCGCCAGTACGCTTGGCCATGTGTGTGATCGGTGGCTGTGGCTGTCTTTCCGCTGGGCTGTCCAGCCGAGCTTCCCTGGTCGCATCTTGCGCTTATTCAGGCGTGGCCACCAAGAGGAGGCCAACATCATCAGCGACTTGCGCTCCATTGGCATCGATGTGCGCAAGGTGTCTGCCCAGCACCGTGTCGACTTTGGAAGCCATGTCTCTGGCAGCATCGATGCGATCATTGACAAGGGTGTGCCAGATGCGCCCAAGTCCAAGCACATTGCCGAGTTCAAGACGGCATCCAAAAAAGCATTTGACGATCTGGAGAAGAATGGCGTGGAGAAGTCCAAGCCTGAGCACTTTGTGCAAATGCAGGTCTACATGGCCGGCACTGGCATCGATCGTGCGCTGTACTTGACAGTCTGCAAGGATGATGACCGCATCCACACCGAGCGCGTGAAGTTCGACAAGGATGTGGCAGGCAAGGCCATTGCTCGCGGCCAGCGCATTGCTTTGAGTGACCGAATGCCTGAGCCGATCAGTTCAGATGCGAGCTGGTATCAGTGCAAGTTCTGCGATGCGCATGAGTTTTGCCACCAGTCCAAGACCACCAAGCATGTGAATTGCCGCACCTGCGCTTTGGCCACACCAATGCCTGACTCGACTTGGCACTGCGCCAAGTGGGATGCTGAGATTCCTTTGGATTCACAGCGCACTGGCTGCGAGTCGCATGTCCTGCATCCTGATCTAGTGCCTTGGCAGCGCAAGGATGGTCCTGATGAGTTCACGGCTGTGTACGAGATCAATGGCGTGAATCTGGCCAATGGTGATCCTGAGCAGGAAGGCGTTTGGGGTAGCAAGGAATTGCTGGCCAATTCTGATGCCTGCGCCAGTGGTGATCCTTTGATCGCTGAGATGCGCAAGGACTTTGGTGGAAGGATTGTGGGATGAATAAATTTCCATATAAATGGACTTTGGCACAAGCCAATTTCACAAAAGACAAAGGCAAGGTGTTTTCATGCTTTGCTTGTGGTGGTGGTTCAACAATGGGCTACAAATTGGCTGGCTTTGATGTGCTTGGATGCAATGAAATTGATCCAAAAATGATTGAGGCTTACAAAGCCAATCACAAACCAAAATACGCTTATTTGGAGCCAATCCAAGAATTCAAGTTACGTGATGATTTGCCACAGGAACTTTACGAATTAGACATTTTGGATGGTTCGCCACCTTGTTCAAGTTTCTCAATGGCTGGAAACCGTGGGGATGATTGGGGAAAAGAGAAGAAGTTTCGTGAAGGACAAGCCGAACAGATTTTGGATACGCTTTTCTTTGACTTCATTGATTTGGCTAAAAAACTACAACCCAAGGTTGTAATTGCCGAAAACGTCAAAGGTTTATTGTTAGGTGAGGCTAGAGCTTATGTTTCACGCATTTATGAGGCATTTGATGAGGCTGGCTACATTGTTCAGCATTGGTTGCTTGATGGTTCAACTATGGGTGTTCCACAACGTAGAGAGCGTGTTTTCTTTGTCGCTTTACGCAAAGACTTAGCAGAACCATTCTTGGAATCTATGGACATGTTCACGATGGTTCCAAAGCTAAGACTTGAATTCAATGAAAAACCCATTGTGTTTGGAGAAATTCAAGATTGCGAAGGACGCAACCTTAGCGAAAACATGACAACCATTTGGCAAGCTAGACAAGATGGCGATAAGGCAATGCTTGAGGCTTGCGAGAGGCTTACAGGTAAAACCAAATATTTTAGCCAGAGTTATCTCTACAAAGACAAAGTGGCCACAACGCTCACATCGCATGAAGATAGTCTTGTTTTGTTTGATGCACCAAAGTTCACAAGCAAACAAGAGGCTTGCAGCATTGGGAGTTATCCACAGGACTATGACTTTTGCAAACAAAAACCACATTACATGATTGGAATGAGTGTTCCACCAGTTATGACAGCTCAGATCGCATTAAAAGTTTATGAGCAATGGCTTAAAAATTTATGAGATGCGTAAATACTTTTATTAGAGGTTTATGAGATGAACAAACAAGGAGAATTAAATGAGCTGGCTTTATTCGCAGGCGCTGGTGGAGGAATACTTGGCGGGAAACTTCTTGGATGGAGAACAGTCTGTGCTGTTGAATGGGAACCGTACCCAGCAAGCGTATTGTGCGCCAGACAAAATGATGGTCTTCTCCCGACTTTCCCAATTTGGGATGACGTACAAACCTTTGATGGAAATCCGTGGCGAGGAATTGTTGACGTTGTATCTGGAGGCTTTCCATGCCAAGACATTAGCGCAGCAGGAAAAGGCGCAGGAATCGACGGAGAACGTAGCGGAATGTGGCGAGAAATGGCACGGATTATTGGCGAGGTTCGACCAAGATACGCATTCGTGGAGAACAGTCCAATGCTCACTTCTAGAGGACTTGAACGAGTCCTTGCAGACCTTACCGCAATGGGGTATGACAGTAGGTGGGGAGTTATATCTGCTGCCGACGTTGGTGCAAACCATAAACGAGAAAGAATCTGGATTGTGGCTAACTCCAAGCACGGTAGATATACCAACTCGATCAGCAGAATCGATGGAAAAGAGATTGGATTACCGCAAGAAAATAGGACGCAATGGAGTGGGTGCGGGATGCCTATCGGAACAAGTGGAATGGTCGGGAACAGGGCCACCAATAGGATACATAACCAAGGAAAAAATGTTTCCAACTCCCCAGGCATCGGACAACAGAGATCGAGGAAACATGAGCAACCCATCTATTCAGCGAAGAGTAGCCAAGGGAAAACAAATTATGTTGAGTCAATCGGTAGACCAGAACAGTGGTCAACTGAACCCAACGTGGGTCGAGTGGCTAATGGGGTGGCCGCTAGGATGGACAGACTTAAAGCCATTGGAAATGGACAAGTCCCATTGTGCGCAGCAACAGCATGGAGAATCTTGAATGCTTCGTGACTACCAACAGCGCACCATCGACGAGCTGTACCGATGGTTTGAGGCTGGCAATGCTGGCAATCCTTGTCTGGTGCTGCCGACTGGCTCAGGCAAGTCGCACATCGTGGCTGCGCTGTGCAAGGATGCTTTGCAGAACTGGCCAGAGACTCGGGTGCTCATGCTGACCCATGTCAAGGAGCTTATTGAGCAGAATGCCGAGAAGATGCGCCAGCATTGGCCTGGTGCACCGATGGGCATCTACAGCGCCAGCATTGGCCAGAAAGACTTGAGCGAGCCGATCACGTTTGCTGGCATCCAGTCGGTGCGCACCAAGGCGCGTGAGCTTGGCCACATTGATCTGGTGATCATCGACGAGTGCCACTTGGTCAACCACAAGGACGAGGGTGGCTATCGCAAACTGCTTGGCGAGTTGAAGGCCATCAATCCGCACCTGCGCGTGATCGGCCTAACTGCCACGCCTTACCGCTTGGGGCATGGCCTAATCACCGACAAGCCTGCGCTGTTTGACGATCTGCTCACGCCTGTCAGCATCGAGGAGCTGGTCTTCAAGAAGTATTTGGCCACGCTGCGCTCCAAGGTCACCAAGGCCAAGCTAGATGTGAGTGGCGTGAAGAAGCGTGGTGGCGAGTTCATCGAGTCTGAGTTGCAGGCTGCTGTGGATACCGACGACAAGAATCAGGCTGTGGTGCATGAGGTCATGAGCTTGGCCGGTGAGCGCAAGGCGTGGCTGTTTTTTTGTGCTGGTGTGAAGCATTCCGAGCACGTGGCCGAAGTCCTGCGCCAGCATGGTGTGACCGCTGAGTGTGTGACTGGTGAGACACCAAAGAAAGAGCGCGAGCGCATGTTGGCCGATTTCAAGGCTGGCCGTGTGCGTGCACTCACCAATGCCAATGTGCTGACGACTGGTTTTGACTATCCAGACATCGATTTGGTGGTGATGCTGCGCCCGACCATGAGCGCTAGTTTGTATGTGCAGATGGCAGGCCGTGGCATGAGGGTCAAGAGCCACACCGATCATTGCTTGGTGCTGGACTTTGCTGGTGTGGTCGAGTCGCATGGTCCGATCACCAATGTGCAGCCGCCTAAGAAGGGTGGCGATGGAAATGGCGAGGCACCAGTCAAGGTGTGCGATCACTGTGGTGAGCTGGTGCACATCTCGGTGATGATTTGCCCTTCATGCGGTGAGCAGTTTCCTGAGCCAGTAAAAAAATCGATGGTGTTGCGAAATGACGACATCATGGGGCTGGATGGCCAAGAGCTGGATGTGACGAGCTGGACATGGCGCAAGCACATCAGCAAGGCCTCTGGCATCGAGATGCTGGCCGTTACTTACTACGGTGGCCTCAGCGACACACCGATCACCGAGTATTTGCCAATCATGCATGAAGGCTATGCAGGCCAGCGTGCAATGAGCCAGCTACTGAGTATTGCCAACAGCGCCAGCATTGTGCCTGGTGGTCTGAATGTGAAGACGCTGGAGGACATGGTGCAGAACATGAACAAGGCCACGCCACCAGAGTGGATTGAGTACCGCAAGGACGGAAAGTTTTTTAGGGTAATGAAAAGGAGTTGGGAATGACAGTTGAAGAACAAATGAGCAGGATGCACAAGCTCAAGGTTTGTGATGTGTGCAGTCGTGAGGCTGATCCGCTTGGTGGTGTCACGGTGCGTGCCAAGTGGCATTGCGCTCGGTGCTGGGTGAAGCTCATGCAAAGGGGTCTGAAATGAGCCGACCACCAGAGCCACAATTCTTGGTTGACTATCGTGAGTGGATCAAAGCCGGTCCACCTAAGTGCTGCCATACCTGCGAGATGTACGGCACAGATGGCCTGTGCACCGAGTTCTTTATGACACCGCCAGCCGAGTTTGCTGCCGAGGTGGATGCGTGTCCTAAGTGGGAGCCAGAATGCCCATTTTGACCGACCGCATACCGACCGAGCATGAGGAGCAGCGCGAGCTGGTGCGCTGGTTTCGCCAGACTTGGCCAGGCGTGCGCATCTTTGCCATTCCTAATGGTGGCGCTCGCAGTCCAGCCACCGCTGGCCGATTGAAGGCTGAGGGTGTCAGCAGTGGCGTGCCTGATCTTTTCATCCCTGCCTGGGGGCTTTGGGTGGAGATGAAGCGCACCAAGGGTGGCAGTCTGAGTGCCGAGCAGAAAGACTGGATTGCCTATCTTGAAAGTGTGAGATTCTGTTGTATAGTGGGAAAAGGTGCTGATGATGCCAAGGGCAAACTTCAGGCCTTTTTTAATGAACAGAAGGACAAACTATGACCTCAAAGATTAAAGACCGATACATGACCATTCGGCTGCCTGCCGACATTGAGATCGAACTGCGCAAGATGGCCGAGCGCAACACGCGCACTTTGGCTGCTCAGATTCTGCACTGCGTCAAGATGGAATTGGAGCGCCAGCAAGCACAGGAGACCAAGGCATGAAAAAGCAGATTCACATCAGCATCGACACGTTGATGCACAAGTGGCCAGTGTTTGGCATTGGCTTTTCTGGTGGCGAGTTTTTTGTCTCGCTGTGGCTGGTTGATGTTCGCATTTGGCGAGGTTATTGATGCGAAAACGCAAGCCACAGCCAAGGCCAAGGCACTACACCATCCTCGACGAGATGATGGCCAGTCCGACCGAGCCGTTGCCTGAGAAGTTTCGCACGCACCAGCTCACCATGATGTACCAAGGCCTGCATGCAATGGAGACCGCGCCAGCGCCCACCACGGACGACTGGCGAGTCGTCAGCGATGCGATCAACCTCATGGAGACGCTGGTGGTCGAGATGAAAGTCTGCGAGGACTCCAGTGGCTTGCTGATGGATGCAATTACCGCTTTGGCGGTCGCTGGCAAGCGAAACAGGGCTGGTGGCACGATTCGTATGGATGGGGTCGGAATTCAGGCTGTACGCTCGATTCTGAGCGACTATGCCGAGCTTCTGAACATGTTGCCTGCTCGCACCATGTATCGATGCCACCGATTGACTGAAAAGCGCCTGCACGATCTACTTGATGGCAAGCGCAGGCCGCATGATGTGGAGATCACATCGATCTAGGGTTTATCCCTAGTTGCATTGATTGTGGGACTTCGTGCTATACTGTGGGCACATTAACCAACCAGCAAGGAGCTGATCGTGAAAAACTCAAACTTTCAAACACCACGTAATTTTGCAGACTGCACATGGGTGCAAGGCTATGGCCGCACAGAGCCGCTTTGGGAGCGTGTGGCTGGCTATGTGCTTGCCTTTGGCATTGGTGTTGGCTTGGCTGTCATCTTGGTGGCATGGTGGTCGTCTTGAACTGCTGCGACGAATACGGTAATTGCAGACAGGGCCGTAATTGCCCTGTTCGCATTTCTTGTGATTCGCAGCCTTCAACATCTAAGCGCCTTCTCAGGCGCTTTTCTTATTGGCTGTTGATCACCATTTTTAGCTTGCTGTGGATGGCTTTCGTGGCGATTATGGTGGCCACTTATGCGTAAGGTCTGGTGCCAGCTTTGTCGATGATCAGCGCCTGTTTGCGTGGGCTGGTGTCTTCGCTATTTGAAATGCTGATGTGGGTCCAGCGATCAAACTCACGAATCACTTGGTCGTAGCCAATGCCGCTGTCCACGATCTTGCGCACCACCTCGTCTGGTGTCATGCCTGGCACCTTGAAGTCACAAGCGCAGCCGGTGCGATGCTGGCTGGAGTCTTTGCTTCCAACCGCATCATTGACGAGCTTTGTGCGCAGGCCTGAGCTGATCATGATCGGCTTGCCACCCAGTACCACCTTCACTTGCTCTAGAAAGTCTGCCAGGCGCGTCAGATTGGCCAACTCTGTGTCATTGGGGCTGTTGTCCCAGCCGTTGCGTTCTGCGGTCTCTGAGGCCGTCAGTTCTTCGAGTGTGAAGTGAGGTGTGAGGTTCATTTTTTGCTCCGCATGTCTGCAAGTTTCTCAACGGTGCGGCCACCAAAGTAAGCCAAGAAAATAATCTGTCCCCACTGGCCAAGCAACTGAACGTAGGATTCCTGAGCGTTGTATCCAAAGGCTGACATGGCTGTGAAAATAAAGTAGGCCAAGAAGATGGCTATTAGGGCCATAGGACGAATATTTTTAGACAGCCAAGAGTCTGACCCCATGTCTGCTGTCCAGCGGTCTGTGGTGTTCTGCTGCTCCACCTCAAACAACTTGGTGTCGTTGGCCATCTTTGCCAGCTCACCCTCTTGCGCCAGCTTTGCCAACTCCAGTTGCGCTTTAGCCTTGGCCTCTGGGTCAGGAATCAGTTTGTCGATGAGCTTGCCGCCCACATTCAGAAGTGCGTCGAGTGCGATCATTGTTTGCTCCTTGAAAGCATGGTTGCTGCAATTTCCATCATGGTTCTTGCCACCTGAATGTCGGTTGGTTCATTATCCCAGCCAACAGTAATTTGGCCAACAAACCTATTCGGGTCAGGTGGGATGCTGATTCGGCAAGTGTATGTGACACCTTTGGCGATGTACCACAGGCCCATCTCAGATTGCGCTGATCGGTATTCACCGCAAGGAATCTCGCTGGCCATCAGCCTGACAACATCAGCGTTGTTGGCTGCGTTCTGAGTAAACAGGCCAACATCAAGCCCATCGTTGGTTTTGTCTCGGCCTTCTTTGGTGTAAGCGCGGTACAGCACTCTGGTGCCAAACATTGGGTTTACTTTGAACACGGCCACAACGGTGGCGTTGGTGGTTTTAAACAAGTGGGCAGCAGCATCCTCCACTCTGTCCTCAACAATGCTTGGCATCTTTTTGGACTCTTTGTATGCGCCCATCAGCAGTTCTTGGTTCTGCCAGACAAAGTATCCTGCAAACGCAAACACCGCCATGAGTATCAGCGCAAACAGTTTGAATGGGCTATCCACATATGACAGCACCTTGCTTAGTATGTCTGCTGGCTTTTCTTCACTCATAGTCCAATCATCCCAAGTAGTTTATTGACAACCTTGTCGGCTAGCTCGTCAGGCAAGAATTTGAGCAGGCCCAAGACATACCAAGCAATGCAAATGCGCACAAAGATTTTGAGAAAGAGGTCGAATTGCTTTTGGTACTCATTCACCGACCACACCTTGTCTTGGCGCACAAGTCTTGAATTTCAGCAATACCCCAACCGACCGCGCCCAAGAGCATCACGATCACCACAATGCCAATGGCCCACGCCATTTGCTCGGCTTCATCTTCTTTGCGTTTTTTTTCTTCTTCCTTGGCTTGTCTGGCTAAATGAGCATCTTCGATGTCCATTTGCTGCTGGCGCTCTTTGATTTTTTGCCATACGTCAGCGCGGCCAGTGGCCTGAAATAGCATCATCAATTCAGCTTCGAAGCGCTTAGCCTCATCGAGCGCCATTTCAATTTGTAAGGCTGTGCCAAGGTTTGACTTATTGCCAGAGCGCTTTGCCTCCACCATAGCTTTGGTGGCCACGCTTTTGGCATCAAACATCTTGGCAATAGATGGAGCCAAACCAGCCAGATCGTTTGCGACCTTGCTGGCTTTTTTGACTACGCTGATTGCACTTTGTAATCCTGCTAGGGCTGTAATTGGATCGATCATTTTCGCTCTACCTTTTTCCACTCAAGGCATACTACTTTGCGATTAAAAACATCACCGGTCCATGCCCATCGGACGCATCTATATTCAGTTGATGAGACTTGCGATAGTGTTAAAACCATCGCAAGTACATATTTCAATGCTTCCAATAGCTTAGGAAGTAACCGACCACGGCAGAAGCGCCAGAGACTACAGTCATGCCAAACCAAAGGCCTCCACGACCTTTGTTGGCCAGCGCCACCAGTTCTTCGAGCTGGCGCTCGACCTTGTCCATCTTTTTGTCCATGTCCTGAACTTTTTGCCAGAGCACGCCATATTTGACAAGGTCGATCTCGTTGCTTTCTGCCATAACATCAGTCTCCAACACTGTTATCAATCAATTAAGTTGACAGCTTGTTGAGCAGCTTCGTATGCAGCAACAACTTCAGGAGTGTGGATAGATGCGGCAATTGCTTGCACTTTGGCATCTTCTTGGCTGTAATCAGCGCCAGGTGCAACTGTATGGCGATGAAATTGGCTGCTAATTTCTACGCCATCTTCTTTGATAGCGGTCTTTGTGCGAACTTGAAGTGTGCCATTTTCAACAACTTCAATCAGATCGACAGAGATAACTTTTTCCAACATATCATTTCCTTGTTTCCAGCCACGGAATCCACCGTGGCATTAAGGCTCCAGTCATCCGGACTGGTACGGTTATTGAATAACTTGTACGTTAAATTGCTCTGTTCCAGCAAAGTTGGTTGCATTACCAGAGGTAAGAATCACATTTGGAGAAGTGACAGTTGCGTACAAACCATTGGTTGCAAGATACAAAGCCGCTGAAGCATTTACTGCTGAAACAATTACTTTGGCGTTAGATGAAGCAACCAAAACTGTTGATGAAATTGTCACAGTTGAAACACCCGCAGTCAATGTAACTGTGGCCGTCAAAGGTGTTCCAGTGTTGTAGTTGTTTCCTTGACCAGAACTAGTTGCAGATAATCCGGATATTCCAACGCTGGCGCCTGGTGTTGTGTCAAGATAGTTGAACAAATACTGAACGTTTGAGCCGTTTTGCTCAAGGATGCCATAAGTACTTGCCTCCATGATGTTGTTTGAAACAATCGAGTTTTGCAAGTATTGTGTCCAAATAGCAATTCGACATGATTGCTGGTCTGAGCCATTGATGTTGTTGTAAGAAATCAAAGTCTTTTCAAACGCAGTCGAATTTGGTGATTCAAACTTTATGCCAGCACTAGCTGTGTTATCTACTGGAATTGCTGTCCATGTAACTGTGCCATCAACAATAGTTGCACCTGAAATTACAGGCCATGTTGGTTGAGTGCTTCCTGTCGTACCACCGCCTACAGTTGAATAAATATATCCGTTTCCTATAGTAGGTTTAATAAGTGAATAGTATGGAATAACTGTGTTAGCAGTCCATGCTACAACGTTAGAAATTGTGTCTGGCGGTGCAAAACCAATTACTTGATTGTTAGAAACATCCAAATAATAGTTTGAGCCTACATTTGGCCTAACAAGAATTCCATTGTTAACTGTAGTACCAGACAAGTTGCCGCACACCATTGTGTTGTTTCGAATGGACAAATAGTCATAGTCAACGCTACCGCTAAAAATGGCAATTCCACCCTGACCCACCAAATACATGGTGTTGTTGGAAACATCTAAGCTGCCACCACCAATTGCAGAAATACCGCCACCGCAGAAGTAAATAAAGTTATTTGTTACTTTGCTGTTGATGCCATCGTTGCGAATTGGTGGGCCGATAGTTCCTTTGGCGTTTGTGCCAGGAATAAAATCAGTGTTTCCAACAATTATGTTGTTAGAAATAATGTTGTTGCTACTTACAACATAGGCCAATTTTTCATATGGTTTTTCAGCAATGTTTCCCTGAATAGACATATTGTTTGTGCTATTCACAAAGACACATTGAACACACATACCACCATCGCTAGTTGGATAAAACTGATTATCAGCAATGATGTGTTTTTCACCATAGTAAGAATTAATGGCAAAGTACGCAGTGTCTCGGTATTCTGTTGGGCCACCAGTAAAATTGCAATTTGTGATCTTGGCGTATTTAGCGTCATACAAATTCAAACCATATTTGTGAGGTTTGCGAATAGTCAAACCAGTCATGCTAAACGAGTCGCCAGTAACCTTGATCAAACTTGGTGCTGTTGCCGCAGTGCCAGTATTTACTTGATTGGTGACTCCATCACCTTCAACAATTCCGTTACCAGTAAACAAAACCTCATCACCAGATACCAAAAAGATAGTTGGTGGGTTTGATTGAATTGCGCCAAAGTTAGACTTGACAGTGCCATCAATCCAAACAGTCATGCGTTTGTTGATGTCGATTGCGGCTGACTCACCACCATTGGTGTCAATCACATATTCTGCTGCGTCTGCTGGCACATACAAAGTGCCGCCAGTTGGAGTAGCTGCTACAGCCAACTTAAATGCTGCTAAGTTTGCTGTTGCTGTTGCGGAGGATGAAGCGCCATAATCTTGGACGTTGACAGCAGCGTCCTGAATCATTGAGTAGGTAACTTTTGTGAGTGCCATGATTTACCTTAAACAGGGTAGGAAACGCTGAAATAAATAAAAGAAGCGGCAGCAGTTGTAGTGCCGTACAAAGAAGTTCCAGAAAAAGCAATCACTTCGCCAGGCTGGGCTAATGTTCCAGTATTTGATGCGCCAACACTAGCAGCGCCAATTGAAAATGGAAGATTTGTACAAATAAAATCTGGCCCAGCTATTGCAACGGAAGTACTACCCGTAACTCGTCCAGTTATGTACACCATGCGGCCAATTTTTGTGTATGTGCCTTGCGAGCTAAATGTACCTACAACAGTCAAGCCAGCCCCTTGGTTTGGTGTCCAAGTGCCTTCCTCATAGTCAGCCAACAACTCGCTTGTGCCTGTGCCTGATGTGGCAGAAAAGTCGATTCCTTTTCCAGATGTACTAATAACAATATTACCCAATGTGCTGACATCATCCCAGAACTTAGTTTTATAAGTTCCTGTGGCCACAGTCATTGATGTAGCACCACCGCTATTAGTTAATTCAAGGTCATAACCTGAACCAGTTACTCCACGAATTTGTAAACCAGAAGTTGCGTTTTTTGAAATTATGCCTGGACCACCTGTTCCACCTGTTACAGCTACAGAGGCAGCACTCACTGCTCTTCCAGCCGTAAGATCACTAACTGCAACTTTAACCGTTGCACCTGATTGAACAATTGGTAAAACTTCTGTGCCAGCAAGTGGGGTAGTAGAAGACGTTAGTGCGGAAATTTTTGTATTGGCCATTTTTAAACTTTTAAGTTGATGTTTTTTAGCAGACTTAAATCAAAAATTCGATCACTGAAGTAAGTGGTGGCGCTTCTGAAAACGTCACATTACCATTGACAAATGTGTATGTATTTTGATTTTGATACACGCCATTGATGTAGATTGAGCTTGGCCCAGATGACAATGGAAAAACTGTTTGTACACCATTGCCAGTAGCATTTGATGCAATAGTTCCAAGTCCTGAAAGATTGTCATTCAGTGATGTGTAAACAACGCTGCCTTTGGAGTTCAGCACTTGGATGCTGTAGTCACTTCCAACATAAAAGCGTGATGGCGTTCCTTGGTAGCTTGGATAACCATTCAATGTACGAATAGGCTGGGCTGCTGGAATTGTCAGAGCCGCATCCCAATAGACGTTGATCGGATTTGTCTGGGGAGACAAATTTGCAGTGCCAATCCAGATATATCCGTTTTCCAACGGCTGACCGTCAGCGCCAGCAAATGCTGGATACGGTGGTTGAATTGAGAGTACTGACATTTATTGGTTCTCCTGGTCGAATTGTCGCTCGGCTTGGGTTGCTGTTTGCAACCATTGAATCCTTGCGTCCAATGCTTTTGGCAGTTTGGCTGCGTCTGCGAATTTCTGGAAGGATTGTGACATGGCTGTGCGACGAATACTAGCCTCACTTGGTGTTCCTCTGGTCGCGGCTTCAATGGCAAGTTTTTGGAAGTTTTCATCAGCGAACAGTTTTCCTGCTGCTTTGAGTGAATCCTTGTTGCCTTGAGTCATAGCTCCAGTAATTATCGATGTGGCTGCGGCTGCAATAGGACCACCCATTGCAGCTGCACCAGTCAATGCGCCCTTTGACAGTGTGCTTTCCATGACCTTACCGATTAGGCTTTCGGCCTGCATGCCTTGCAGCAATGCTTGGTTTGCCTTGCCGGTGGTCAAGACATTGGCTCTGGCCTCTGTGACACGCTTGGAGACCTCGAACAGGTCGCGTAGCACATCTGCCGAGTCTTTGCCAAGTGTGTCCACGATAGTTTTGTAGACTGGCGGATTGGCTCTCAGCTTAGGATAAATGTCGGCAAACTCAGAGAATCCAAATCCACCCTTTTCAGCGCCTCTGGTCGAGCGTGTGACGGAGGCCAGTGCGGTGGCAATAGTTTCTTTTCGCAGGTCTTCTGGGACGGTTTTGAGCAGGCGATTGAACTCGCCTGCATCGCCCTTGGCAGCGCCTGTGATGGCAGTGCGCATCTTGTTGGCCACGCTGCCCTCGATGTCTTGGCCAAACGCATTCACAATTCGATTGCCCAATGCACGTTCTTTTGCGTACAGCAGGTTGGCCGCACGCAGTTGCTGGCGCAGTTCCTCGCCACCGATGTTGCCCACGTTTGTCAGTTGGTCGTCAGCGAGTGCCGCATACAGGCGCTTTAGGTCTGCCTCGGCCATGCTGCCGTAAGGTGACTCCATCTTGTTGATGGCGTTGCCAATAAGGGTTTTCTCGCGCTTAAGTCGACCATATGTGATGTTGCCTTCATCGATCATCTTGGCCAAGTTTCGCTCGGCTGCTGACATGCCTTTCTCGCCCACCTCAGCCTTGACAGTGTCAAGAGTTGCTTTGAGCTTTGGCAGTTCCACCACCGATGTTTTTGGCACGACTTCGTCGACTGCGTTGTAGACCTTGCTTGCCTGCGCATTGAGATCTGAACGAGTCGCTGTCAGCGAGTCTTTGATCTTTTGCGACACCACGCCTGGTGCGACTGCACCTTCGACAAAAGTGGCATCGAATTGCTTGATCACATCGTCAGCCTTGTCCACGGCCTGCGTGACGGTGTTGCGCCATGCGGCCTCGGCTTCAGTACCTGCGGCTGATCTGGTCAGGCCTGCGGCTGCTCGGACTTGTGGGTTGTCGCTGAATACATCGGCAGGCAGTTGGATGCCAAGTCGGTCGGCTGCTTCTTTGGCTGCCACATTGACTTGAGCAAGATCGGCCAGCCGGTCGCGTGCGCCAGCCGAGCCAAAGCCTGTGCCAGATGCCTTCTTGACCAGATTTCCAACTTCTTCTTCTGTCACTTCTGCGACGATTGGTGCCACTGCTGGTGCAGCTGGTGTGACTGGAATCTCTGGTGCGATTGGTGCTGTCTCTGGCATTGCTGCGGCCACCGGAGCTGTCGAAGGCGCTTCTGGTGCCATTGCTGTGCCCATTGGAGCGCCTGGTGCGCCTGCTGCTGGAGAAGGTGCTGGCGCTTTGCCTGTGACGCGCTGTACGCCCTTTTTGACAGCTTGGACAACTGGAGGTGCCACACGTTGCAGAATCTGTCCTGCTGGGCCTGTAGCGCCAGCCATGAGAACTTCACCAGTGTCGAACTTTCCACCAGTGCCAGCTTGAGTTGCTTCGATGGCCGCTTGGGTTGCGCCACCAGCCACGATTGCACCAGGGATGGTTGCGGCTCGGCCTGCTGGTGTGAAGGCTGCAATGCCACCGACTGCGCGTGGAATGTCACCCATTGTGAAGCCTGGTGGGATGGCATATTCCTTTTGATCAACAGACGAGCGCAGTAAGTAGTTTCCCTTAGCGTCTTGACGAACTTGAACGCCAGGGAAGTTAGATTGCAGAATCTGCACCGTTTCCTTGGGGTTGCTCAGAAGTGTGCCAAGCGCAGTCTTGAACGATGCCACGCTCATTTGATTGAGTTCTGGCATGCTCGTCCACTCAGGCAGTGCTTGGGTCTCAGGCGTTGCGCGTGCGCGGCCAGTGATCGACTCGGCAATGCCTGCCAAGAATCCAGTTGATTGTGCTGGTGCTGGCGCTGGTGCTTCTAAAGCTGCTGCTCCACCACCAGCACGAATTGCCGCAACTCGAGCTTTTAGGTCGGGTGAATCTGGTGCGACATCATCAGGGATGTTATTGATGGTAATACCATCTTTGGTTGTGATGGAATAGGCCATATTAGTAGTTCACCGTCACATTGCGCTGGCCAGCAGCAGGAGCACCGCCAGCAGGAGTTGGTGCTGGTGTTGTGGTTGCCTCAGGTCCGAACACGTTTTCAGGATTGAGTCGGTAGTTTTTAACCACTACACCAAGAGCTTTCTTGTCTTCTTCTGCTTTTTTCTGTGCTGACTTGTAATACTCTCTGGCCAGATTGACAAATTCTTCACGCTGTTTAGGCTGCAAGAATTGACCGCTTTCTGCTTTTTTCAGACTGTTTTCAAGTCGTGTGTATAAACCAGCTGTATCGCGTGCTGTGGCAAATTCTGTCTCACGCACCACTGAGCCTGGATCGAGCATTTTCATGAATCCAGTAATCAGTGCAATATCGCCTGGGCCAGTTTTTGCACTTGCTGAAGATTGGATATTGTTGAACGTGGTTCCAAGTTCACCATATACCTTAGTGCGTCCTTGGAATTCTTTGCGCAGTTTGTCTTCCTGCTCAAATGTTTTGGCTGGGTCCATTCCACCAGTAGCTTTGAGCGCTTCCAACTCTAGTGCGGCTTTTTGACTTTCGATTCCAAGTTTTTTGGTTTGTGCCAATGCAGACCCAGTTTGTGCAGATGTCAAACCAAGATCAGCAGCTTTCTTTTTAAGGTCTGCAATTATGTTCTGTTCTGCAAACTTGGATTCAACTTGCGCTTTTTGTGCTTGTGCAGTTGCCAGTGCAGCATCAGCGGCTGCCTTTTCTGGCGCGTTTTTGGCAGTAGCCTGAGCTGTGATGGCATCTGCCACGGCTTTGTCAGCCTTTGCTCTGGCCTCAGTCAATTCAGATGGTGCTTTGGCTTCAGCTCTGGTTGTTGACAAAGTTTTATCGATGTTTTCAAGCAATTCTTTGCCACCAGGCAATGTGGCCATCATCAATCCAACAGTAGCCTGTGAGCCAGTTGGGTTCATGTCGATCAATTGCAAATATGTTTCTGTCGCCTTGGCTTCATCTTCACGGCCTGAATTTCGGAATGCATCTGCTTGCTGTTTGAGCAAGTTTTTTGCAATATCAGGTTGGCCAGATTTAAGGGCTGCATAAACTTGGCCAGACTGTTGCAAGCGGTTTTGCTGTTGAGACGATGACATCATGTCAAACGACTTGCGCACATTTTCAGCCTGATCTTTTGGCAAGAAAGCTGTGACACGTGCATAGTCTGCGGCTGTTGCATTTGGATTGGTGAACAGAGTTTTCAGCTCTGTCTGTGCCTTCATTGCCTGCTCGCGTGCTTGCGCCTGAGCCTGTGCTTCTGCACCTGCTGCGCCAAGTTTGAATCCACCGAGTGCTGCCTCAAATGGGCTTTGCACTTCGACTGCGTAGTTGATTGGTGCTTGGAATGGGTTTATGCCTGCCATGTTGTTTTCCTTTTAGAACCCGAAGCCCAAGCCAGCCTTGCCGCCTGCACCGTACTGGAAGCCCAGCATTTGAGCAGGCAGATTGAAGAGAGAGCCATAAGCCTTGGCTTGGCCAAGTTCACCACCGGCCAGAGCTGCGCCTTGCTGAGACAACAAGTTGGCCACGTTGGTGCCTGTCTCCATGCCAGCAGCGCCAACACCAGCAGCAGATCGCTGACCCAATTGCGTCATGCCACCCAAACGGCCATATTGCTGCTCAATCAGGCTTGACAAGAGCTGAGGACGGAACTGTGCCAGTGCGCCTTGAATGTTTCCACCACGCAGGCCACCAGTGGCCGATGCACGCTGGAGCAATGCTTCCTCGCCTTGGTTAGCAAGTGCTTGGAATGTCTCGCCACCTTGAATGCGCTCGATAGCTGCACGCTCGGCCTCTGGTCCTTTCAGACCAAGGAATGCTTGTTGTGCTTCGAGTGCTGGCAGTCCTGCCTCGGTGTAAGGCTTGAGTAATGTTTGCAAAGCATCGAATTGCCTGCGTTGTTCTGCAATGCCTTGGCCTGCTGCACCTGCTTGAATGCCTGCTGCATCTTCGGCAGCGCTGGCCTGCATTGAACTTCCGATGAGTTGGCTTCCACCAACAACTAGGGCTGTGACTGGATCAGGCATTGCCGAACTCCTTCATGTAGTCTTCAAATTTCTCGCCATATAACTCCATGACCAGATGTGCATTCTTTGTGGCAAAGCCTGGGCCATGCGTGAGCGATACGGCCATCAAAATCAGGTCATAGTAGCCTGCACGCCAGACAAATGATCTGGCATCGGCATCACCTGCACGCTCGGCATGGTCTGAGGCTTGCCACTTCATGATTGCTGTTGCCAGCAATGGCACGAGATGATGGCTGTTTGTAATAAAAAATTGATTCTGGTGCATTCCCACCAATGTGTTCCAGATGGTCGCATTCAGGTCTTTGCGCTCAACTGTATCGCCATCGGCAATATCGTCAAACACCTGAATGGCATCGTAGACCATGATGAGCCATTCCACGACTGGCGCAGGCAACATGAAAACCCTTTGCAGGTTCTCCTTGAGCCATTCGATACCAATCATGTGCAACTCCTGTTAAGGGTGAGCTGCTGGTGGCCCGATAGACTCAGCGGCTCTATTTTCCCACATTTTGACATTTGGTCAATCTTCCATTTCAAATTCACGCTCTTCCCATGCCTGGCAGACGCGCAGGTCGTGGCAGATGAACTCAAATTTGGTGCAGTAACCACGGAAACCAGCATCGGTGTCCCACTCATTGCGAGGGATGCGTTCCATCTTAGCCTGTGTCATGGTGCTGTTGTCGTAGTACTCGCAGTTGGAGCATCGACGACGACGAGCTTCTTTTTCGTCCACTTGCATGGCTTTGCCAACAGCAATCCAGTAGGTCTTGTTGGCCGTTGGCTCGTTGCTGGGGTTCTCAGGGCCAAGCATCCAGTCATCAATGGCGATCTGGGTGTTCTTCTTGTTTTCTGCTGTAGTGATGAATTCTTCCTCCATCGGCAGACCCATGAAACCCTTTGGCATCATCATAAATTTGTCCATGCTGTTCTCCTTGATTAAGTGATTTCGCGGCCAGATGCGCGGATTGTCAGTGATGTGGCTGCGCTGGCAATGGTGCTGATGAAGCTACCAGACTCCAATGCTTGACCAACCAGCTCAGGGCTGGTGTAGGTCTCATCGGGTGCAATGGCACGTGTGTCCATGATCAGGTTTGATGCGCCAGCAGACCCACCACTTGTCACCAAGTTGACGCTGATAGTCACATTGCCTGCGCTGGTATTGGTGATCGTGAACTTGTCAATGATCGCCTTGCAGTTTGTCGCTGTGTACTGCGTTGTCTGAGTTGATTCGGCCTGTTTTGGTGGGATCAGCACCTTAATTGATACGGTCATGGGTTACTCCAAAAGTAGGATATTGTTCGGGATGTATTGTGTCATCAGCCAGTTTGTGCCATCAGACACAAGTGTCGCAGAGTCGCCTGAACTTGCCAAGAGAATCGATGTTCCAGCAGCACCGCCAGCCATTGGAACGACATTTGATGACGCTGATACCAGTGTTTGAACTTGGTAGTTTTGGAAGTACAAAACGCGCCCTGTGTTGGTTGATGGCGTTGGCAAGGTCACTGTGCAAGTCGAGCCTGACTTATTGTTGATCAGCCACAGCTCAGTGGCTGCAACTGTGAAGTCAGCAGTTTTTGTAACTGGTGCAGAGACAGATTGCTTGCTGTTGAATGTAGACCAGTCAGTCGAACTTAAAGCGCCACGATTTGTTGCCGAGGCCGTTGGCACATTCAATGTGATGACTGGCGTTGTTGTGCCATTGGCAACAGTCGAAGAAAGGTCCGTTCCTGTTGTTCCAAGCGTTAGTGCGGCCACGGATGTAACCGTACCGCCAGAGCCTGTGGCCGACAGCGTACCGGCAGCAAAACTAACACCAGAACCAATCGTAACGTTGCTAAACCCACCAGCACCGTTGCCATACAAAATTGATGTTCCGCTTGTGGCTGGCGCATAGTCTGTGCCCGATGTGGCAGCAGAAATTGCTGTTCCATTGCCTTTGAGCAAACCAGTGATTGTGGTGGTCAGCGTGATTGCTGGCGTTGTCGTGGCCGTGGCAACAGTGCCAGCAAAGCCGTTGGCCGACACGACAGAGACGCTAGTAACTGTACCAGTCCCATAAGGAAGCGCAGGGATATCAGCGGCCACCAAAGCCCTAAATGTAGGTGCACCAGATGAGCCATTAGGCGCGGCCAGCACATAGTTGGCTGTTTTGGCAGCGTAGGGATTCTGAGTGTCACCGTATCCAGAAGCCAAACTAATCGCTGGAGTAGAGCCACCAGACGACACGACAGGCGATGTTCCTGTGACTGATGTGACAGCGCCAGCGGTGCTTATAGGAGCGTTTTCCCAGCGTTGTTGAACTGAGTCATAAATCAGCACATCATTATTTGCAGGCGTTGGCGCGTAAACATCAGACAGTTGACTGACCAATGGCTCGGCCTGAACTCTGACAAAAACAGAGCCAGACCCTGCTGTGGCCGCATTAACCACCGCAGCAACAACAATGTGAGGCGTTGGTGCTTGGGGCAAATTCTTTGTCAGGCCACCAGCAAATGATGGGTTGTAGTACAGAATGTCACCATCTGCCCAGACTTCACCGTAAGGTGTGCCGGTGGTGTTAAATCCTCGCACCAGTCCAAAGCTAGAGACAAGGCCAAAATTATTGTTTGCAATGGCTTCTGCGGCCACGCCCATGATGAGCTGTCCATTTGTCACGCCAGTCGATGGCTTGCCCTTGAGCACTCCAGACGCACCAACCGAGCCATCGAACATCACCAGCTGGCCTTTGGCAATTGCTGCCGAGGCCTTGATGTAGTAATACTGCGACTCGCCAATGGCTTGATTGACGTTTGGTGTCATTTCAAGATTGAGCGTGTAACCACCATTCCAATGCATCCGGCCAACTTTCACGGCTGGTGATGGTGTGGTGGTGTTGAAGTCGATATAGTCAGTCACCACCGAGTTATTGTTTTCGATGGCTGGCGCAGTTGCAATCAGTTCAAGCGTTCGAGCTAATTGAGCGACAGCATCCAAGGCTTGTTGCACCTTGGCATTGAGCACAGCGTCATCGACTGCTGTGTCCTGTGCCAATGCGCTTAGTTGAGCCAATGCCTCGTTTGCTGTGGCCGCTGCCGTGTCTGCCTGATACTCGAAGTCTGTTCCAATGATGACCTGAAGTTCATCCACGGCAGAAAACAACAGTTCAAACTGTCTGATCTGTTGCTGGTCAGTTAAAAACTGCGCAAGCTGATCTCGCGTCAAGTTTAGTCTTCTGGATATTGGTGAGGTTGCCATCAGAATGCCAATGCCTCGATCTGGGCTTCAAGACGAACAAATGAAATATGGGCATTACTGTCTCCACGGAATCTTTGGATGCGCCAGTTGCGCATGTGACCCTGTTGAAACCATGCCAATCGTTTGGATGTATTTCCTATGCTTCCAACTGAAATAAATTTTTCCTGACTCCATGATTTTCCATCCAACGAATAGCTGGTGCTGATCTGTGGATTTGTTGGTGTTAATGAATTTAGAGCATCAAGTTCTAGCAGGATGTATCCATTGTTTTCTTGCAGTAAAAAAAACCCATCTTCTTTCAGTAGGCCATTGAAAACTGGTGTGCTTAGTGCAACGCTTCCAGTTAGCGCAACCAGTTCCAACTCGTTAAAGATCGCGCCATTGCCCTCGTTGTAGGCGATGAGCGTTCCAAATTCCCAGCGTACTTGTTGACCCCAGTGGTGGCCAGTGTCTTGCACAAAGTATCCAATGTCGCTTGATTGTGGATCGCCAACCAACCACTTGTCATAAATCCAGACCATGTTGCGAGCGCGATATTGCGCAAAGCCAACTGTTGTGCTTGCCAGCGTAAACCAGACAGGCTCACCCAATGCCTCTGATGCTGATGCGTCATAGACGATGGTGCGGTCTGGTAGGTGTACATAAAGGTGCAGATGGTTCTTGTCGTTGCGTGCTTCTAGTTGGACGCGCACCAGCTGTGCTTCTGTATATTGCAGGAGCAGATTGTCAATCTCTTGCGTGCTGAGTTTCTGGGTTGTTGCCGCTGCTGCAATGTAAATGGATGGCGCTTCATTGCGGCCACCACCCAAGAAAGCAATGCGATCAATAAAGATGCAGCATGCATGTGTTCCCAATACGCCCTTTTGGACTTGTGCTCCATCGATGCGTGCGAATGGAAAAAGCTCACCACCCACGTTGTCGAACACCTCAATGGTGTTGCTGTTGAGTGCATAGACCTCGTTGCGCAGCTTAATAAGCGCAACCACAGGGTCTGGGTCAACTTCTGAGCTGCCGTACTTTAATGGATTAACAGCCAGTGGATTGGACAGCTCGGTCACGACCAAGTTTGCACCGTCTGTGGTCATGAAGTAGCCATCGACCCAGCAGAAGTCAAGCACCACACCAAGGTCTGGGTCGGTGTTCTGCGTTAGTGTTGATGCAACTGGGTCCCAAAAATACAATCGGCCACCTGATGCAATGCCAAGCAAGTCGAAACTGTAGTCGAGAGTCACAAGATCAGTGGCTGGTCCACCGACATCACCTAGCACCGTCACAGCGCCATTGCTGGCCACCGAAACCAGTTTGGTTCCCATGACTCGATAGCAGACTCCATTCCAGTTAATGCCGCCACGGTCTGTGCCTGGTCCTGTGCCATTGGCCACGATGCCATCGCCTGGACGCAGGAATCCATTGCTGATGCCAGACTTCTTTGGCACCGGCATCATGTTGACAGGATAGCTGGTGCGAAGTTCTGGCGTGTTGTCAGCGTAGATGCCGTTTAGGATTGGGATTTGCATGGCTTACCACTTGACCTTGTTGGCCCAATACGCTGCGCTCATTTTGCCTTTGGCAATATTCTCAGCGTGTCTGGCCTTGAATGATTCTCGACGAGTCTTGTCTGCCTTAGACTCGCCTTCCTTCTTTGGAGACCCAGACACGCCCTGCTGACCGAAGCGAATCGTCTTCACTTGGTCACCTGCCTTGGCCACTACAACGTGGCTTTTGGTCGGATGTGATGGCGTGCGCTTGGGCTTGTTGTAGCCTTCCACGCCAACGCGAGCAAGTCTTGAGTCCTTGGTGGCCATTAGATGCCGCCTTCTCCTGTGGCCACATTCAAGGTGGTGCCAGAAGCTGAGATGTGCGACAGAGCAGTGTCTTCTGTTGACTTGCGAATGATGATTTCGCTGTTTGCGCGAACAGGGATGTCTGCTGTAGTTGCAGCGCCATCACCAATGCGCACATAGCAGATATTTGCACCACTGTTGACCAATCGGACGGCTTTGTCCTGTTGGTTGATGGTGATTGCGGCAGATGAAGCCGCTGGCGTGACAACTTGGTTTGAGCCAAGGCGTGGGCTGAATTGATTGACGACTGACATGGTGTTCTCCTAAAAATTAAGCAACGCGATACCACGAATTTGTGGCTTGGTAGAAGCGCATGGTAAAGAACGCATTGGCTGCCAATGTTGTTGGCGCACCAAAGGTATTGGCCGCGCCATTGGCTGCAAGCGTAAAGCTAGTGATGATCTGTGTGGTTGTCACCAGCACTTGAGTGCCATCAGGCACGCCAGTGTTCAATGGCAGTGTGACTGTGCCTGCGGCCAAAGTGCCAGCAGGCTGAATGACCATCCATTGCTGTTCGCTGGTAGGCGTTGGAACGGTGATGTTGAAGCCAGTGCCTGGTGTGTACAGGTTGGTGGCCACGGTTGGTGCTGCAAAGGTCTGCTCAAAATATTGCAGCAGTTGCGTGATCGAAACCTTGCGAGCATCGCCATTGTTGGAGACATAAACCGGAAGCAGATCACCGCCAGAGACTTGGCTGATGCCTGATAGTTGATTGATGGTTGGCATGATTGTGTTTCCTCAGTTGAATTCGAGTGGGCCATCTTGACCGGCCAAGACTGGATCGACAGGTGGACGGATGAAAGGATTGTCGTATACGCGCCAAGGCTTGTTGCCTGCGCCTGCTGGCATGGTGCTTGGGAGTTGTTGCTCCATTGGCATGGCCGCACGCGACAGCAGGGTGTTGTAGGACTCCTTGGCCGTGGCCTTGGTGTCTGGCATGACCTGCTTGCCATAGCTGGGTGCCAATTTAATGGCCAGATTGGTGTAGATCGCCTCGTTTGAGCTGTCTGGCACGTTGGTCTCTTCGTCAAGATCGCTGTCTTGGGGGCTTGATGGAAGTGGGTATCCCAAGCGAATGCCGAGTGCGTTCCATGCTGCGATCATGGTGTCCAGCCTGCGCAGGGCAGACTGCAACTGCTCTGGGCTCAGATCAAAGACGTAGGATGCTAGGCCAATTTCCTCGAAGGCCTGTGCGACGAATTGGCGTTTTGTCCATCCCATGTCATTCTCCTGTGTTCTCAGACAATCTGTCTTGGATCAATTGTCCCAGTTTTTTGTCTTTTGTGCGACCATCAAAGCGAATTCCTAATTCGGTGGCCTTTGCCTCAAGTTCATCTCGGGTTGGCAATGCATCGTCCTCTGGCACGATGGCCTGAGCTTCTGCGGCCTTGACTGCTGCCTCGGCCTGCTCGCGTATCAATCTATGGTTGATGCCGTCGATGGGCTTGGATGGCTTGCGCACCTTTACAGGCTTTTTATTCTTTGCGTACCTTGGCGTGAGAATGATGGTCTCCATCATTTGGCCTTTCTTTTCATGGGCTTTGCTGTTTTTGCTGCGGCTTTGAAAGCTGCGGCTGTAGGTGCGCCCTTTGTGCCTGGCTTGCGCATGCGCTCAGGCGTTTTGCCTGCGGCCTTCTGGTCTGCAATGCGCTCACGCTTGGCGTGAATGTTGGCATATAAGCCGGACTTCATTTCATGGCCTTCTTTGGCGCTTTGCTTGGCTTGCCTGCGGCCTTGGCTGCTTTGGTCGCCACATTCAATGCGATGGCCACAGCCTGCTTCATTGGCTTGCCTGCTTTTTTCTCGGCCTTGATGTTCTTGCCGATGGATTTGCTTGAATAACCTTTGGTCAATGGCATGGTGATCTCCTATTGGAAAAGGGGGGCCGAAGCCCCCCAGTTTTTTGGCCAGATTACTGGTTGAACAACAAGATGCCAGACATCTCGGGGTTCTTGTTAACCACACCGAACAGCGTGTCCATACGATACTTGATCGTCATGCTGTTGATGTCGTACCACTTTTGCAAGACCAACTCAATGCCTTGGTCTGTGCTGGCACGCATCACTGCGACACCAGCGTCAGAGGGCACTGCGTAACGGCCAGGCAAGATTTCCAAGGAGTCACGCTGCCAGAACACGTTCACAGAAGCTGCGTTGGCGTTCAAGAAGGTGATGGCGGCTGCATCGGCTGCGATGGCAACTTCCACGTTCTTGTACTGCAACTGAGCGTCTGTTGGACCTGTGCCACCGATGGTTTGAGCACCGATGATTGGAGGCGTGATGGTCATGGTAGTGCCGGAGTCAACAGACACAACACGGAAAGTCTTCAACTGACCAGTGCTTTGCTTAGTGATGTGGTGCACAGCGTAGACTTCAGCGATCTTGAATGCATCGCCAGCAGCAATGCCGGTGGTGCTGTTCACTGTAACGGTCTGGAAGCGGTTGTCCACGTTGATCTGGCCGCCCACAGCTGTGGAAGTGGCTTGAGGAGCGTAGTTCGCTTGTGTGTTAGAGCCGTTTGTGTCGATGGTCTTGCTAGTGCCAGCAGCAGCTGCCAAGCGGTTTGCGTAGTCCATCTTGTATGTGTCAAAGCCTGCGACCATACCAACGTAGTTGCGCTCGTATGCCTTGTCAGACTTGGCATTGCCGAACGAACGGCTGGCTTGAGACAAGTTACCGGCCAGACCGTTGTAGTCACGGCTAGACAAAGCCATGAAACGATCGTAGTCAGGCACGCCTTGCTCGTTCATGATGGTGTCGCACAAAGAGACATCGTCATAGTCACCAGCAGCGCCACCGATAGGCACAACCAAAGAGCCGAGGTTTGCGGCAGAGCTCATGATGGCCACGTTGATGTCAGAGGCCAGCTTTTGCTTGGCGCTCTCACCCAGACGGCCTTCTTGCAACGCATCGCGCAATTCGAGGGCAGTCATTTCCCAAGGCACAGTCTGGCTGTAGTTCAAGCTAGCTGGAACGGCCAACTGTGTCATGCCTTGGTATTGGCCAGCGATGCTCTGACCAGGCGTGCTGTTGATTGACTGAGCGATATAGGGTTGGGGACGCCAGATGGTGTTGTTGGCGCGTTCCATCATTGTCTGATCTGTGTTGTAGATGTTGACATGACGAGACAA